GGTACAGTTTTCACACCTATAACAGGTGACAAGATAAGTGGAAAAGCAACAAGTCCTTATATAAAAGAATATGAAATTACTTTTGGTGCTACAACTCCTTTTGCTGATTCAAATTTTCCATTAACAATAACTGTTGAAAGAGTTACAGACGACAGCACTGAAAGTAAATTGCAAAACGCAACTAATTTTTTGTCGTTTACAGAAGTTCTTACAGATAATAGAGCATATCAAGGGTTTGCTTATGTTGCCTTAAGATTTAATGCTCAAGAATTTCAATCATTTCCGACTCGAAAATACAGGGTAAAAGGAACAAAAATCAAAGTACCGCATGGAACAACAATCGACTCAGACAATGGCAGGGTGATTTATCCAGATGGTTATACATTTAACGGAACATTTAAAACAGATAAAGAATGGTGTTCAGATCCAGCTTGGATTTTATATGACATTTTGACAACTGACAAAGGCTTTGGAGGCACTGATGGGTTAATTGATGAGGATACTCTTGACGTATTTTCTTTTTATTCTGCAAGTGCTTATGCCAGTGAATTAATTACAGATCCGATAACAGAAACTACTGAGCCACGTTTTTCATGCAATGTAATATTAAATCAGAGGATGGATGCTTATACATTAATCAACGATCTTTGTTCAATAATGAACGCTATGCCGTTTTATGGTGTTGGGACTTTGCAAATTGCTCAAGATAGACCAACAAACACAGCTACTAATACAAGTGATCCTGTATATATTTTTACTAATGCAAACGTCACAGCAAATGGTTTTACTTATCAAGGGACAGGACAAAGAACAAAATTTACAGAAGTTGAGGTTTCTTATTTTGACAATGATACTCAACAAATTAATTATGAATTAATAACTACAGATCAAATTACAACTTTATCTGATGCCGTTTCTAAATTTGGAAGAACAAGAAAGACTCTTAAAACTTTTGCTTGTACTTCAAGAGGTCAAGCAAACAGACTTGGAAGATGGTTTTTATATTCAAATTTAAGAGAATGTGAAGTTGTTAGTTTTACTACAACTATTGAAGCTGGTGTAGTTATAAGACCTTCAGCGATTATTGGGATAGCAGATTCTATGAGGGCTGGTATTCGTAGAGGAGGAAGAATTAACACAGGCAGTTCAACCACCCAAATAATTGTAGATGATGAAAACAATACAGATTTAACAACAGAAAATGCAGCAACACTTTCTGTGATTCTTCAAGACGGAACAATGGAATCTAGAAGTATATCTGCTATTTCTGGAAAAACAATTACAGTTTCTTCAGCATTTTCTTCAGTGCCTCAAGCCAATAGTATTTGGGCTATTGAAAACACCACAACTGAGTTTCAAACTTATCGTGTTTTATCAATTAATGAGAGTAACTATTGTGAATATCAAATCACAGCAACTATACACGATACAAACAAATACACCCAAGTTGAAGATCCAACTGTTGCGGCTGATCCTAGGAATATAATTACTTTACTAGATGAAAAACCATCTCCAAGCAACCCTAATGCTGTTGAACAAATTGTAGTTTTAAATAATAGGGCAGTTTCTAAAATCTTTGTATCATGGGAGCCTGTTTTAGGTGTAAAAGAATATCTTGTTGAGTTTCAGTATGAAAACGATAATCCTGAAAGACAAAGAGTTGCAAGGCCAAGTTTTGAATTATTTGAATCAAGATTAGGAACCTATACTTTTAAAATAAAATCATATAATGCTTTAGGTGTTTTAAGTTCTACAACTTCTAGCATTGATTCTTTTCAAGCTGTAGGAAAAACAGATTTACCAGAAGATCCTACAGGTTTAACATCTGAGCCTGTTTCAGATAACTTTATACGACTACGATTCAACCCCTCTACTTCAGTTGATGTAACGCATGGAGGCACTATATCAGTCAGGCATACTAGCGATACTTCAACAACAGCAAATTTTGCAAACTCAACTGAAATAATCCCACAACTTTCTGGAAATATCAGCGAAACTTTAGTTCCAGCATTATCGGGGACATATTCAATTAAATTCATTGATGACACTAATAACAGATCAGCAAATGCAGCAAAAATTATTGTAACTAAACCAGATCCACAACCAAATCAAATAATAACAACAAAAAGAGAAGATCAAACAAGTCCTCCTTTTAATGGAACAAGAGTAAGAACTGTATTTAGTGATGAATTTAATGGATTAGTTTTAGATGGTAGTGCTTTTTTTGACAATGTTACAAGTGTTGATGCCATTGCAAACTTTGATTTTTTAGGTTCTGGTATTGTTTCTCAAGGTTTTTACACTTTTGTTGATGATTTAGATTTAGGAGCAGTTTTTAATTTATCTCTTATAAGACATTTCAAAACCGCAGCTATTGTTGTTTCTGATTTATGGGATTCAAGAATAACTTTGGTAGATAATATGCCAGATTGGGATGGTACTCTTGCTGAAGATGTTGGGGCAAAATTACAGGTTGCAACTTGTCAGGGTGTACCTACTACATCACTTGCAAGTACTTACAGCCAATCACAAGATTTAATTACAATCACAAGAACTTCTCATGGTGCTGTTGTTAATGATCAAATTTTATCTGATTTTACAAATGGAAATGCAACAGATGGATTTTTAAAAGTTGCATCTGTAACTAATGCAAATGTTTTTGTAGCTGAAGCTGTTCGAGTGTTAGCAGAATATAAAGTTGTCAATGCTTCGACAGGAGAAATACAATTTTTTACCCAAGGAAATCATGGTGGATTAGTTGTAAATGACACAGTAAATTTAAGAGTTTTGTCTGGTACTTTAAGTTCTGGTGATTATGTTGTAGGAGCATTATTGTCAGCCAATACTGTGAAAATAACTACTTCAACTAATAATTCAATCACATCTGGAACTGTTGAATTTATAAAAGTTAAAGATAATTCTGGCAATAATGTAACTACTAGCGGTGACTGTAATATTTCAAGTGCTTTTAGTCCTTTTAATATCTTTGCTAATGGTGAATATAATGCTAGAGGATTCAGATTTAGGGCTGATATATTCTCAGATGATCCTGATGAAAATATAGAAATTGATGAATTAGGTTATACCGCAAGCATAAAAAGAAGAACTGAAACTGTAAATACTGCTATAGCAAGTGCTTGTGCTACAAATAGTGCAGCCAAGACAGTTGCATTTGGCAATCCCTTTTTTACAGGTACTTCTGCAATAAATTCTTCAACTACTGCATTTTTGCCAACAATAGGAATTACTCTTGAAGGTGCTGTTTCTGGTGATTATTTTAAAATCACTTCTATCACAGGTACACAGTTTGTAATTGAAACAAGAGATGGTAGTAATAATTTCAAAGATTTAAGTTTTAAATATACTGCTGTAGGATTTGGCAAAGGTGTTTAATTTATCTTAATAAGCTATCCTATAATTATATAAAAAAGTGATGCCATGACTAATCAAAACGACTTTGTTATAGATAATGGAACAGGACTTGCCGTAAGAACTGACATACAAGACGCTTTGCAAGCTTTAGCTGGAAATAGTAGCGGTAATTCAGAACCCTCTGTTAAATATGCTTATCAATGGTGGGCTGATTCTAATGCGGCAGTTATGAAGCTGAGAAATTCCGCTAATGATGGATGGATAGAATTATTTCAACTTGATGGTACGTTAACTCTTGAAGATGGTACAAACTCCGCACCAGCACTAGCGTTTAGAGATGATCTAAACACAGGGATCTACAGTTCTGCTGCTGATGCTTTTAATATTGCAACTGGTGGAATTAATAGATTAGAAATAGGAACAGCATTTGTAATTAATGAAACTGGTGTAGATTTAGATTTTAGAATTGAAAGTGACGCTAATGCTAATTGTTTTATGCTTGATGCAAGTACAAGTGGAATTGGTATAAATGTAGCACCTACAACTGGATATGCATTAGATATTGTAGGTAATAGTGGTTATGATGATGTATTTCGTCTCACTGGTGTTGGTACAAATATAGGGCCAAGAATTAACTTAACTCCTACAGGAACAGGTACACCAAGAATAAATGCAACAAGTGGGTTCTTGGCATTTCAAGTGGGTGGTGCTACCCAAATGTCTATAGGTAATACAGGAACAAAACCTGTTCTCATAGGCACAAGTGTTATTAATTCAAACGATAAACTTACAGTTCATGATGCTGGTGATGTTTTCATGTCCATACGTTCAGATGCAGAGGGAGATAATACAAGACAATTTCTAGATTTTGGAACTGGTACAGCAGATAGAGCTAGTGCAAACCAAACAGGCTGTATCTTTGCAACTATTCATTCACAATCAGGGGGGACTTTAAAATCTGATTTAGCTTTTCAGACAAACTCAGGAGATAGTATTAATACTAAAATGACGATAAGAGATACAGGCAGAGTTGGTATCGGTACTGCTACCCCATCGTCTTTTCTAGAATTGGACGGTCAAGATACAGCTTATGGAGGAGTTGGAAATGCTACAACTACTGTTGGTGCAAAAATTACTATAAATGATGGTGCGGGTAGAAAAAGTGCATTTTTCGGTGCTAGTGCTGGTGATGGAGGAATTGGCTCTATTACAAACAATAATTTTAATCTTCTAGCTTCAAATGTAGCAAAATGCACATTAATGTCACATCATCTTAACGATGGTGCTTTTTTAATTGGAACATCTACTAACAATTTAAGTACTTCAGCTTTTGGACATGCAATTTTCTATGATGGTGCCACTGTAGCATCAAGAAATGTAACTGGTTCTAATGCAGTCACATCATTTTTAGGTAATGCTGGAACATTTCGTACAATGGGTGATGGTGATGCTGAAAATACTAATGGAACTTTCATTCAAATATCAGATATAAAATTTAAAGAAAATATTGTAGATGCGAACTCACAGTGGGATGACATAAAAGCAATAAAAGTAAGAAATTTTAATTTTAAAAGTAGTACAGGTTTCTCAACTCATAAACAGATAGGAATTGTAGCACAAGAACTTGAATTCACAAGTCCATCTTTAGTAAAAACAGTTTTTTCTGATATGAAACAAACTGAGAGTCATAAATCTGTTTTACAAAGTATTGTTTATATGAAGGCAGTTAAATGTTTACAGGAAGCAATGGCAAGAATAGAGGTGTTGGAAACCAAAGTTGCAGCGTTAGAAGCTGCCTAGTAATATTGGTTAACTTATAGAAAATTTATGGCAACACCACAAGAACTTTATGACGAAACAAAAAACCGTCTTGATCTAAACATTGCAAAAGCACAAATGCTTCAAAAAGAAATAGATCAAAAAGTTCAAGAAAAAAACCAACTGATGCAACCAATTATGGAAGATTCAGGAGCGTTAAAACAATTAGAAAAACTTAGTGATGTTGTGCAACCTGTAGAATCTAAGTAAAATATAACTAAACATTAATTATCATGGCTGTTACTTGGAATGTTGTCTCTATGGATTCAACAAAAACTGATGGTTCCTTATCTGATGTAGTAACTACTATTCATTGGACTGCTAGTGACTCTGAAACTGTTGGTAGTGGAGATTCTGCTGTAGTGCATAAAGGTTATAACTATGGAGCATTAAATATTGCTGCTGCCGATAGTGGGTCATTTACGGCTTATGCAGATATAACTAAAGATAATGCTATTTCATGGGTAAAAACTCAGCTTGGAAGTGATGAGGTCACAAGAATTGAAACAGATGTAGCTGCACAAATAACAGAAAAGAAAACTCCTACTGTGACTGCTGGTGTACCTTGGTAGAAATTACAGAAAGTCCTACATAAAGTGGTGCTAATGCACAGATTCCGCAAAAAGTTATAATAGTGACAGGCATTAATGCCTTTAAAAATGCATCTCTAAACATATGTTTAATAAAATTTGCCAAGTAGCTTCATTATTGTCTCTTTTGCTTTCTGGGTCAATGGCTGTTTTTGGCTATGTTGCAATTCGCTATATGCAAAGCCCTGAGTTTGAAAGAGATTTAAAAAATAAAGTCATGGGTAGTTTACAAGAAAAAATGAAAGAACAAATCCCTTTGCAAATGCCAAAGATGACCAGCCCTGCAATACCTTTCTAGTTAATGGAAATACCTGATATAAATATTCCTGATGTTTATATCCCAGACGTATCAAACTTTAACAATACAGCTAATATACCAATAATTCCTTTATCTATTAATGTACCCGGCTGTACATACCAGCATAGAGATATAAAAAACACTGGCAATAGAAATTTATTACTTGATGATCCTAATGGTGTATTTACAACTTGTGATGCACCATTTCCTAGTTTTAACCCAATGAATTATGAACCAAGCAATTTAGTAATAACAGAAGATGCACCAATGGGTATGCCACCAGCAGAAATACCAGATACAAAACCACCAGTAACAGAAAAACCAGTAGAAAAAAAGGAGGTATTTTTTATTGAATGTCCAGACCCTACNAAAGACCAACGTATTGGNGATTTTCGTAACGATAAAAGACTAGAGCGTGTTGTATCGCATAAATTGTCTGATGATGGTACAAAATGCATAACTTTGTATGAAGATACGGANTTTGCGGAGCAGTACATTCCAAATGTCCCTGCTATTACTAATGCTGCTGCTATTGCTGTGGTTGCCGCTAGCACTCCGATTCTTATTAATCTTGTAAAGCCTTTGGTAAAACAAATTATTGGTAAGTTTACAAAGAAAAAAAATAAAGTAAAATAGATGTTAAGCAAAAGAACTCTTAACAATAGCTAACACTCCCTAGTTAAGGGCGAGCTTTTGCTTTTTTAGACAAGTAACTTACCCGTGGCTTGTCTACTCAAGACTATGTTTGTGCGGTAATACTTGATTTGGTGGAACAGTAATAATAATATCTTGGCAAGTAATGGCACTCGGACTTCCAGCAACGAAGCTTACCCCAAGTTTTGCTTGCTTGGCACATTGTTCTAAACGATATAAACTTATTTCCATTTTGGTTTTTTGTATTAATAACTTTTGCGCTTCCATATTTATCTCTGCTGCTCTATGGCATAACTCCCCTCCTCTACCAAGTGGAATATTAAATTGCGCAGAAATTCCATAATTTAGGTTGTAGTTATCTTTTTCAAATCTTGGGACTTTAGTTGTATATTTTATTGCCCCTGTATCTTCGTCATATATATCTTGATAAGTGTATTGTTCTATCGGTCTATTAAATGACCAAGAATCGGTTAAATAAGGCGTTATTGTAAGACTAGGGGATGTACAAGTTATTCCTTGGCTGTAGCGGTTCTGAGGAAGGCTTGAGGGCGTTATCATAGTGGCATTGTTATTTACGACACCTGTGCTTTGACTCTGAGGGCTACTGACCGTTGTATTGGCATATAAAGGTTTTACTGGTAAAAATAATAAAACTATTGACCAAACGTACTTGTAGTTTCTGAAGTTGAAGAAGTTGTTATTGTTCTGGTTATATTTGTAACTGTGTCTAGGCCGGGGGTTATTAGTGTTTCTTGTAGCGAAAATGCTCCACCATCTACAACGATCTGCCATCTGGGAACTGCCTCTAGGTTTGGACTTGTCCAACTAAAATTTACCCCACTAACTGTTTGTGTAGATTCTGTTGTTGCAGTTGGATTAACATAACCAGTTTCTGCTTTAATGTTGTGACCACTTGCTGCATATGAGTAACCAGTTCTGTATTGATATGAGGTAATCGTTTCATTTATAACACTTTGGCTTGAACTTGAGGTGGTCTGAGATCCTGAACGAAATTGTGGAACCACAGGTACCGCAAGGGTTTTCAGTGGTAAAAATATTATAACTAACAGCCAATATTTAATCAATGGTAATAGTAACTTTTGTAGAACCAATACAGCTAGTACCTGATCCACCGGCGGTACATGTATGAACACCAGAACTCAATGACGTTAAAGCAAGTGTACCAGCAGTACCACCACTTCCTATTGTTGTCTGTCCAGATAGATGTGGTAAAGCCGCAATACCAGCACTTGGCGTTACGGTTGAAGGTGTTGTATCACCTATAAATAGGCTTTCTGTTTTTGAGAAAGCTGACCCTGCACTTGTTACTGAGGTTTCTGTTGAGATCATTGCCGGCACCCCTGAAGTTAAACTAGAAACATTTAAACCACCGATTTGTCCACTTGTTGTAGAACCGCCAGCAGTAACAGATGGGGTAATATTATTGCCAGATAAAGTATATGTTGTTGCTGCTTTATTAGTTACTACATATGGCATATCTACTGTTATTTGAGCAGACGTAACAAATTCTTGTTTTATATCAGCATAAACTGGTGCGGAAAACAAAAATAAGAATGGCAAAAGTTTTTTCATTTGATTCCAACGTTGTTGTCTTTATTATCTATTATTTTAGGTCCACCATTGTTATTGTTGCCACTTTTCTTTTGTCCGACACTTATTCCATAAGATCCTAAGACCCCTGAGACCAAACCTGCCGTGAACGCACCATCAATTCGTACCTTACCCATATACCCGAGAGTCATCATTGATAAACTCCAAGTAAGAATTAAGAACCTGACTGCGTGACCAAATAAATCACCCCAATCAAAGCCTTCTTGTTTTTCTTCTTGTTCTGGCATAAAAAAAGGCTATTTGTGGGAATCCATAAGCATTTGACCACTGCTTTACAAACAGCCATGTGCCAAATGTAGCATTTGTTGTTATGTTTGGAAAGTAACACATATTTAACATTATGTTAAAAATCATAAAACCTATACTGTTGAGGTTTTTTACAACGACTGCGGTTAAACGTTTAGTAGTTGATTTGTTGAGGTCAATTTGCAAACAAACATCTAATACTTTAGATGATCGTGCTGTTGACATTCTTGAAAAACAACTCTTTCCTACAAAATGATTAAAAAATTTTTAAACATTGATATTGAAGAACCACCAGCAGAATTACAGCTATCTGTAGAAATGCGGTGCCGTGATGTTATGGCNAGTGATGATATGGATAATATAAAAAGATATTGTACCCATCTTATAAGACACCAAATGAAGCAAGANGTTTTGTTTGCTTCTTTATTAGGTAGATTGGTAGAACTNGAAGCCAANCTTGTTGTNAAACAAGTAAGAAAAGAAAAAAAGACTAATCCGATAAAAAAGTTTTTTCGTATTCAATAACCTCTTTGTCTGTAAAATCTCTGACCTTTAATTTTTCTAGTTTATCAACCTCATAATTAAATTTAAGGATTGCTGTTCTTATATGTTCAGTAACCCATGCACCATCTTTACTTACGACCTGTGCTTTGTTTCTATCGTTCATAAAAACATAATGGTCATAGCCTTTTAGTTCAACATCTAATAAATTTTTTTC